GAGGTTTGTTGGAAGGTTTGCAAGAACTGCTGTTGCTGCTCAGGACTGCGCTTGAAGTCTTTCAGCCAGTAGGCTCCCTTCAACTTGGCCCAGTACAAGAACATGCCCATAATGTCATACTCAGTCATCACAGCTGGCATGGCTTGAGCTGTCTGCAGGAAGACACTCATCAGATCCACGTTGAGCAGCTTATCTGCAGGCAGGATTCCATCAGTGATCTTGAACTCAAGGATGGAACTGCGCATCTTGACAGGATCTACCTCCACCTCAGCTTGCTGGTCACGATTCATGAAGGTGCCAGCTGCCTGATTTAGCAGGAGATTGTTCTTGATAGTCTCCTTAAGAGGGGTCATGAACTGCCCCTCAATGCTCATGGAAACTAGCTGCTGACGGCCATTGCTGTTGGCCATAGTAGTCTCAAACTCTGTCTTGGTCTTGTTGCCCTTCTGGAACTGGCCCCGATCAACTTTGTTCTGGCCACTGGCAACATCAGCCATCTGAGACACCATCTCAGAAAGTTGCAGATTCAGATTAGCGCCATCATTTCGATATGGGATCTGATAGACAGCCTTCCCGATATCTTCGCCCTTGAACTGGCTGGCGTTACGCAATGGAATGCGAGCCACAGAACTAGCAGGATCAATGTCTGCCTTGTTGATATAGCGTTCATTGAAGATCAATCGATCGAAGACTGCCCGACGCTGAGATTCAAGAGTGATGTTCCACAGCGCACTACTCATATCCTGGAATGGGAGTGCCGCATCCAGCATAGACTGCGTCTGGTATCCCAAGCCATCATCATTGGGCTGCATAATGAAAACAGGAAGATGGTCGTTAGGAGAGACTAGCTGCTCCACGTAGACCACATGTTTCCAGTTTACGATGATACCGTAGAAGATTGCAGGAGTGTTGCCCTGACGCCCGAAGTCACTGGGGAGAGCACGGCAAATGAAATGAGTGACTAGGTAACGATCACGATAGTTGATGCGGTTTACAGCTGAAGTGCTGTTTGTAAGACCAACGTACTGCAGCCAGTTAGTGCCAGTCACTAGAGAACTGACATTGAATGCGCGATTGATTGTGGGGCTATAGTAGTTGGTGGCGCTGCCTGCGTCTCCACCCTGCACCTCAAAGCTGCTCTCAAAAGCTTCACGCAGCGAGGTTGTCTTAGTGGGGTCCAGAGTTCCAACAAAGCGCTTGAACTGCATGCGATTGTGGAGCTCATTCCATCCAAAGGCAGTTCCGTCCTCATGGTGCCTGCTGGGGAGCACAGACATGTCCATAAAGCAATTATAGGGATCAAGAGTGCGGAGGACATTGCCTTCCTGCATCATCTGCTGCAGCTGCCCTAGTCCCGCAGTGGCCGCATCTGTGGAAGTTGTAATGGTTGCTGCATTCTGGCGGCGCCACAGACAGGCAACAGGGCCAAAGTTGTATTTGAAGCCGTTGCGAAAGGCCTTGATCAGTTCTTGCGCCCAACCATACCGAATGCTGTGGTTCCCAATCACAGTCTCAAACTGCAGAGCTGCATCTTGATTCTTGGGAGACGCAACCACTCCAAAGATGGGGTAGCTGGTGAGGTAGACACCAGTTTGGTAGGCCACCGCGCTCTCAATCTGAGGCATCACGATGGGCACTTCCAGATCTGCCAGTTTACGGCGGGCGGAACTAGGACTGCGCAAGGAGCGTTGAATCTCCTGCACACGTTCTGCAGTCTGATCCATCTGGAGCTGGTAGGCTCGGTCCCGCTGCTCCAGCAGTGCGCGGAAAGTGCCAAGCTCAGTGCAGCTCTCTGCAAATCGCTTAGCATAGTCAAGAAATGAGCGCCGCTGCTCGAGATTGAGCGTGGCTAGAAGTGCTACAGAGGTTGCCATGTTTGGAGCTAGTTGGAGATCGGTTGCTAGAAGGGGAGCTGAAGTGTATTTGTATGCGATGCGCCACTAGATATCTCCTGAGGAACCTGCCAGAAGGTATTGCGGACAATCTCAAGCTCGTGATCTCGCAGCATCTCCTCCACATAGCCGATTGGATCTATGATGTCATCCTTGTTGTTTGTTTTGAGCGGATTCCAGTCAACGATCTGAGAAATCACCAGAGAACGGACGGTAGGATGGAGATAGATCTCGCCTGCCAGAAGCTTTACTAGGCCACGCTTGATGCGGTTGTTCTTGTTCTGCCCCTTTGGAGATAATTCCACGAATTCAAAACCGTGAATGCCTTCTTGCTCACAAACTTGTTCAAACCAGAACAGCAGTGTGGACTGGTATGCAACTCCCTCAACTCCGATGCAGCGAGTACTGCGGCGAACCCCCATTTCCAGGGCTTGCTGAATGGTCTCTAAAGGGGTGAAGGTGCCAGTCAGAAGCTCATCCGCTACTGGCTTGCCATCGCGCACTTCATAATGGGTGATTGTGCAGTCGTCACCAGTCTTCTTGCCACTGGAGGGATCGATGATGATGAAGCTGGCCTCTCCTGGTTCATCTGTGAGATAGTAGGACGGGATGAGTGGAATCTTGCCTACGTCAATACCAGATGCTAGAGCAATCTCAGTAGAATTGAGCACCTCAGAAATGAAGACCTCCGGGTGCCCCATCAGTGTGTCGCTCTCATACTCAGCCACAAGCTCTTCAATAGGTTTGAGATCTTCCCAGAGAGAAGTGCCATCCTCCAGAATGCCCCCCACGATGAAGCTGGTCCACTGCGGATTGTTCTTCAGCTTCTCTAGGATGGAGTTCTGAGGATACATGTTTCCAACAAAGATAAAGGTGCAACCGAACGGGCTGCGAGCCTTCATCAGAGTGGAGAGCATCCAAGAGGTAAGCTGGTCTGCAAGCTCTTTGTTAGGCGCATCTTCTCGCTCCTGAATGTCATCCATGATCATGACGTCAGGGCGCTTGTTCTTTCGGTTGATGCCGCGCACAGAAGTGCCAGCACCTGCAGCCCACAGAACGATCTCACGGCCACGGAAATGGAATACCTTATTGACTTTGGTGTCTGTTTCAATGTTGGCATCCCAATGGCCAAACACTCTCCGAATGTTGGGAGAGCTGAGCATGTCACAGATATCAGAGAGAATATTGACTGCTTTGGCCTCACTAGCTCCGACGATCAGAATGAAATGCTTGTTGGAGAAAAGAATATACCAGACACAGAGGATCTTGATGAAGGTTGTCTTTGCAAAGCCCCGAGGGATGCCGATGGCAAAGCGCTGAATGCGATCCGTGAGATTGGTGAGGAGCGCAAAGAGAGTCAGGAAGAAGGCAGGGAAGGGAAACAAGAACTCAGTAGGCATGGTGAGCGCCGCCAGGAAATTGAAGTCCTGACGCGCTGCAGTACTGATATCCGATGTTGATGCACTGAGTTCTTGGGTGGTCATGGCTTAGGCCTCTTGAGCTCGAATACAGGCATCTTTACGAGCTGCATCATCAAGACTACTGCGGAGTTCATAGCCCATAAGAGGCCAGATCTTATTTACTGCATTTTCCCGAGCAATACGTTGACCAATTTCGGCGTTGAAATTCTCTGGACTAGCACAGGCACTCTCACCAGTAACAGTAAAGCCATTACGAAGCTCAAGAACACAGAAAGTAAGTAGAGATAGTGGAGGCTCACGAAGATAGCCAGGTCCGACGGCCGCAACTCTAGCGCCAAACACACCATCAGCAGCAGTGAAATAATACTCCCGTACGATATTACCTTCTACTTGCGCAGGGGTAACTCTAGGAGCAATATTTGCTTTTGCTGTTTTAATTGCCAATTCAAGATCTTGGGTAGGAGTGGTCATAGTTACTTTCAGTTATGTGGAGATGACAAGCGCTCCACGTCGCTCTGGGCCTATCGCGGTCCACCAGAACTACGAAGATCGTCAGCCTTGTATTGTTTTAGCCGTTCATCCTCCCCTTTGTTAGTCTCTAGCGGAGTGAGCAGCAAATCAAAAACCAAAGCTGGCCCAAGACCTGATAGTAGTCTAGGTATAAGGGCTGGTTTAGGTACCGGTGCGGGAGTAGGTATAGGTGCTACAGGTTCGGGCAACGGGGGGAGATTAGTCGGCAGGTCAAGACTTCCAACGCGATTGAGTGCTTGCGCTATCCGCACTTTCAATAACTCATCTGCTACATTTTTCACTGTAGTATCAGTTGCCTTTACAAACTCAGGAGATCGAAATGCGCCACTTCCTGGAATTTGCTGCAGCTTGATCCCATCAAACGCCCTAGGGCTCTGATAAGAGTTTACAGCTTTCTTGTTATACAGCTCATAGTTGCCATCTTTCATAGCTTCTTGAAGCAAGGAGTCCAAGTTAGCAGCTATTTCATTAAGCACTTTTGGATCGTAATCTGGCATACTGTGCCTCACTGGCTAGCAAAATTAAAGAAGATCAGAAATTTCTGGGATTGCACGCTTCACAGGTTTCCGTAGCGGCCGTGGATTGAGAATCTGCAGAGTCTCCTCTGCCCTCTGTGCCTTTGTGAGCCCGATGGGAGTTTCAGGCTGCAGGGCGCTGCTGCCCCGCTGCTTCAGAAGTTCATCTAGATGTTTCGGACTTGCGCTGACCATGGTCTTTCCTTCCACTTCCACAATCTCATTCTTGCTGTTGGTGATGTACTGCGGAATTACTGCAATTGGGATTGTGATGTTTACGATGGTGCCACCGCCAGTTGATGTG